AATTCAGCTGCAGCTTGATTTCGTTATTATTTAGCATTTTTGTTCTTCCTTGCTGGATTATCGTTGCGATTCATTCTGTCCACTGTGCCATCTGCTAACACCGTATATCTGTTTTTGATGTTGTAGACGCTGCTTGGCGTTAGGTTGTGCTGACGGGCGATCTCAGTCTTGCGCATGGTTGTCTCTTCGAGCAATTTCAGCACCGACTTAACCACATCGTCTGGAACACCAAACGGGAAGCGCTTTATGACGCTGCTACCCCATCGCGTGGAATCTGAGCCGAAACGCTGTTGAGCGCTTATTGCTTGTGCGAATTTGCACATACTTCTACTCCTCAAAACGGTATTTCTTGGACCCACTTTTCGCAGGCGTTTTCTCTAGTTATGAATTCTTGCGGTGGTGACGCTTGAAACTCAGAGCAGTAACCCGGCTGTTCGTACATCCGCTCACAGCTGAGGCAGTTGCGCTTCACTTGGCTGCGCGCCAAAAGCTCAGCGGCCTGCGCCTCTTTCATTTTGCGCATTTCTTCTAGGAAGGCATCCACTAGCCCGCGACCTTGCCGTTAAATGCTTGGCGCAAGCTGTCGGTTGTCGCATCGCCAATGATGCGCGGGTCTTCAGCTGCAGCGATCTCGCTTGATAGATAACCGCCAGGCCCATTTACAAACTGGGTGCCGGTGAGCTTGTTGGTGTAGGTGACGTTATCGCCGTCTGTGTCTATTGGCTCTGCCCAGTTCGCCAGCAATGGCGGGATGAAATTGTGGTGATCGCAGCCAGCGGCTTGCGCGGCTTTGTCGATGAGCTTGTCATGCTTGCCACATTTCCACTGCCCAGCGGTGCCAGTAAGCACGGGCGTTGAGTGCGCGCAGGTTCTGCAGTTCATGGCAGGCGTGGTGTTTGTGTGGCACACCGGGTGGAAGTCACAGAACTTACACTTATACCAAGTCGGGTCATCGCTCATGCGCTCAAGCGGGCCTTCGCTGGCAATAATATTTTTGGCTTTTCTTAGCAGCTGCTCAGGTGCCTGCGGATCGTAAGCTATGCGCTCAAAATAAAGATCGTCAGTGTCTTTGTTGACCGCTTGGTAAAGCGCCCACGCGATTTTCATCTTGTGCATATATATCTGCATCTGCGCAAAATGCTCAGGCTTACTCGCCAGCACGCCTTGCCTTACAACGGCGTTAAAGCTCTTTGTGTTGTGCGTTTTCTGTTCGCTGACGTGCGGGACTTCGGGCGCGTCTGGCAGACCCAGCACTACACCATCAAGACTGCCGCCAAAGTGCCCGCCAACATCAGAGATGCGCCATTGCTCGCCCGTTTCCGGGTCTACATCCCAGACGGTTAAGCCGCCTTGTTTGAGGTAGGCGTTAAATCTGTTCTCTTCGTCTTGTCCGCGCGCAAAGAGGCGCAGGATGCGGGCTTGGTGGAGCTTGCTAGATGCCCAGCGAAACGTGTACCAAAGTTCGCGGCTGCACTCGCGGCCAATGCTTGAGCCGCCGAGATGCGCGCGACCAGGGCTGTCGTCTTGATCTGCTTCAATGGCCTGATTGATTGCCGCTAAAGTTTTTTCTGCTAACAAAATCGTCATGCTTGATCCTCAAAAAAAGCAGCTGCGCCCCCGGCGCAAGGAGTAGGTCGCCAGTTTGGGGTAGGCGCAGCTGCCAAAAATTTAGCCCCGTCTGTTCGACCACGCGGACGGGGAACGCGCTAAAAAGGGAGGTGAACCCCTTGGCCTAAGTTTATTGCTCCCAAGGCTTAGCTGGTGCGCCGCCTGGAATGTCATCAACGAAAGCCGCTTCTTGCGCTGCAGGCGCGGGCGCGGCAGGGGCAACTGGCGCGGCACCGGCTGGGGCTGAGTAACCCTTGATTTCGTTGCTGGCTTCATAGCCGTTAGATGCAGGCGAGATTTCCACGTCGATCAAAATCTCTTTGTAATGAAGCTCATCAGAGTCATCTATGCCGCCTTTTCCAAGCGCCGCGCAAATCTGCGCGAGGTCTTGCTGCGCAATTTTCACTGCGGTGGGGTTGGGGTTTTCCACATTGAGGCGGTCCCAGATCATGCGGCCTATGTGTTCGCCTTTGGTGATCTCCCAGACCAGCTGCAGATACCGGCCATCGCCGCGCTTAGTTGGTTTCATTTCCGATTCGGTGATCATCGCGCTGTAGGTTCCTTTAGGGACCGGCTGGCGTGAGGGGCGTTCTTCTATCTCTACGCTCGCTGCGCTAAAAACTAATTGGGCCATTTTTCTATCCTTTTGCTTGTGAGATTTCTGGTGTTGGGTTGAGTGCTGCGGCCAATGCTGACCACGAAAGATCTAGTTCGTCTGGCAAGTTGAATCTGTTCTTAGCTACATAGCTTGGCGTTTCTGTTGTGCACATAACGCGCTTGCCTGTGCTGATGCCTCGCGTGCGCGAGTTGCCAAAGCCGGTATCTTCTTTTTTGGTTATGTTCTTGTGCTTGCAGAAAAGCACCATGTCGCAAGACTCTTGCACCAGCGCGCTGGCTTTTGAGTGCAATTTAATCTCATAACGGTCAATTTGGTCCATTTCTGGATCTTGATGCTTTCTTATTTGGTGATGGGCTATCAACAGCACGCTCATCTTGCGCTGGTCGCGCAGGCCACGCAGGGCCATTAACAACTCACGCCATAGGTCTAGCGCCATTACATAGCCCTTTCCATAAGTGAGTTGCTCGATGCTCTTAACATTGTTGTCGGCGCAAACTTTCTTCCAGATCAGTGGCTCTAGGTGATCAAGGCTATCTAGTGCCAGCGTCTTGAATTTATGGTCGCCGTACAACGAACCAATGGCCTGCAGCACATCTTCATAGCTTTGCGCTACTGGGAATGCGTCAAGCGTGAGGCTTCCCGCGCCATCTTCAGTAGGCAGAAAAACTACCTTGTCCGCTTGGCTAGCGACTGTCGTTTTGCCTACGCCGCTGGTGCCATACAGGATGGCGAAGATAGGGCGGTCATTTTTTGTTTTTGAGATTGCTGATAGGTCGAACGCCATTAGTTTTGCTCCGCTTTTTTTACTGTGATGTTTGGCTTGCGTGGCGTGGTGGTGATCGCCTCGCTGATGATTTTGTAGGTATCTGGCTCGTTCTGAAGTAAGAACTTGAGGCGCGTTTCGTCCAACATTTCGACCAGCTTAATAGGGTGCAATTCTGTGGGGATTCGCGGCTGGATGCGCTTCCAAGTGTCCCAATGGATAGAGCGGCCAAAGCTATTTTTGACGGTGATTTTGGTTCCGTCTTCGAGCGTGGTGGTGGTTGCGCCTTCTTCGCGCTGCTCCAAAAATGGGAGCATGTCGCTCTCGCACTGAATGCGGTCAGCCTTGGCTTTTTCTTCTGCGTCTTTTAAGAGCCGCCAGCGGAATGCCATTGTGTTGATGTTCGGCTCGTTTGAGCCAAGGGTGGGGGTGTTTTGGTGGTTGGTTACTTCGTTCACTTACTGTCTCCGTTTCTATTACAGGAGAAACAGTAAGCTGTACAAAATTAGCTGTCAACCTAAAGGGTACAGAAAAAACAATTATTTTTAGAAGGAAAAAGCGACTACGTTATCGCCATAGTCCGCGATGCTGCTAGACTCGATCCCCCGGCAGTCATAAATTGTTAAATTCCTGCGGCCAATGGCCAGCACAGCCAGTCTGTCTCTATTTTCGACACCGACATAATAGACTTCTTGGCCAATTCGCACTGCGACGAACGCGCCAGCTTCGATGATCACTACACACTCTCTGATGTCACCTTTGTAGAACTTTTTGTTTTTCCATCCAGCGATCATTTCTGCTTCCAACGTCTTGACCGCCCCAAGCTGGCGCAGATCTTTGACGGCCTCTGATAAATTCTTGCCGCTCACGAAAAGCCGATAGCCCCGGTATTCTCGCGCAAAGACACATGGGTTTGTGACCGCCAGGTCGATGTATTTGTCGAAAATGCGCTGATTTCTTCTAATTTGCTCTAACTTCTTCTTCACTCGCTACTGCTCCCCGTTCTTTTGGTCTGCTCTCTCCACAGATAATAAATATTGGATGTTGTCGCGGATCATTTGCTTGCCGCCTTCTTTCAGCGCGTCAAAACTTTCTTGAATCCTGTCTGATTCTGTTGCGTCGATGTCCCGGCCAAACAACAGCCAGGTGGGTTTGACGTTGAAAATCTTAGCCAGCTTCACTACGCTTGCGCGGTTCGGCACGCTGGTGCCTTTCTCGTACTTGTGTATTTGGTTGAATGAAATTTCGGATACTTCCGCCAATTGTCTCAAACTGAGATCCCTGGCGCTTCGGAGCTGCTTGATGCGATCTCCGATTTCAGTGGTCATAATTGCTGTCCATTGTTGAATGTCTCTCGAATGTAACCCTTTAGGTTACAACTGACAACACTTAATCAAAAAAGCCAGTCACCTTTGTCAGCTGTCACCCTTTGGTTGTACAGTTGAAACATGAACAACGAAAACCTTTGGCAGAAAATTAAAGTTAGCGAGCTTGCCAGCCGCTTAGAAATCTCGCGCGGCTCAGTTTACAAGTGGAAATGGGCCGACAAAATACCAGCTGAGCGGGTGTTGCAAGTGGAGTCAATAACCGGCATACCGCGCGCTGAGCTTCGCCCTGATTTGTTTGGCGAACAGGCAAGTGGCTGAGCTTATGGCCAATCGTGAGCAGGCCAAGGAAGAGGCAAGGGCGCTTTGGGAAGAGGGCTTCACGGTAGTGCCTGCGCACCCGGTTGATAAGCGGCCAGTAGTGTCATGGGCCAAGTATCAGACAGCTGAGCCGCCAACAGAGGAGGTCGAGTATTGGCTTAGCTCCGCAAAATTTAGTGGCTGCAATTGGGCAATATTAACTGGCAAGCAGATTGTTGTCGTTGATGCAGACTCAGACTCTGCGATGAATTATGTAGAAAAAGAGCTTACGCACACGCCGCGCACCGTTAGGACCAGCAAAGGCAAGCATTACTACTTCCAAGCAGACAAAAACTTTGAGGTCAGGAACGGCGTTAATCCCGACTTGAGAATTGATCTGCGCGGTAGCGGCGGTTGTGTCATTGCGCCAGGGTCTGTGCATGAGAGCGGCCATGTATATGAGCGGCAAGATGATCCGGGCGTGGACGTTGATTGGCGGATGCTGCCTAAGCTGAGCGCCACGGACTTGCGCAAGATAGATAACTTTAACGTGCCAAGGCCGCAGGCCGTGAGCGCGCCCGATGGCTTTGGCGCTTTC